CCCGCCACTACCGGCGCTATGGCCGTGAAGGGGCGGTTTTGCTGATCGACCTGAAAGGGTTCTTCCCCAATGCACCCCATGCGCTTCTGTACCAGCGGCACCGGGAATTGATTTTGAACCCCGACCTTCAAAGAATTGCTGATACCGTCATTCAGCATTCGCCCTGTCCCACACCGGGGCGGGGAATGCCTTTGGGAGTGGAGCCGTCACAGCAAGAAATGGTTGCCATGCCCAGCAGGATTGATCATTGGATCAAATGTCAGGCCCGTGTGGACTATGAAGCCCATTACATGGATGATTACCTTATGACCTTCCCAACCATTGAAGAAGCAAAGTTCATGGGGCATGAGATCGTAAGGCGGTTTGAAGCCGCTGGGATTCGGGTGAACAAGCAGAAATGTAAAGTGATCCCGCTGACAAAACCTTTCCGGTGGTGCAAGGCAAGGTTCACGCTGACGGAAAGCGGCAAAGTCAAGGTCAATGGAAGCCGGGATGGGGTAAAACGAGCAAGGCGAAAGCTAAAGCTGTTTCACCGGGAGTTTATGGAAGGGAAGCGGTTATTTTCTGACATTGAACAGTTTATGGAATGCCAAAGCGCCTATTATCGCAACTTCAATGACCACGGAAGATTGTTGCGATTAAGGCGGCTATATCATGCTATCTTTTTCGGAGGTGCAAAATGTATAGGATCATCAAAGACGGAGCCAACATTGGCTTGACCGAAAATCTGAACTACATTAAACAGGCCGAAAATGGTTGCTATGTCCTTTGCCCGGAGCATGATGCTTCGGGCATTGTTTTTGCCGGGACTGTGTACCATTTGTTGGGCCGGGAAACGCTGGACGGGGTGGAAACCGTCAGCTTGGAAGAAACCGATGCAGGAACGGAAATCACAAAATCCAATGAAGCTGGCGGGATCGTCTTTGTGACGATGGCGGAAGCCGGGAACATTGACCCGGTAACGGCGGCGGAACACGCTGATCTGTTTGCGGAATGGGCCTATCCTGTAAACTATACCTTGGGCCAAATCCGCCGCTATAAAGGCACCCTTTACAAGTGTGTTCAGGCTCATACTTCCCAAGAGGATTGGACACCGGACACGGCCCACAGCCTTTGGAGCCTGACCGCCGATCCTTCGGAGGAATGGCCTGAATGGATTCAGCCCATCGGGGCGCATGATGCCTATTCTTTGGGGGCCAAAGTGAGCCACAAGGAAAAGCACTGGACTTCCACGGTTGCAAATAATGTGTGGGAGCCGGGTGTATATGGTTGGGAGGAAGTAACCGATGCAGTATGAAAACTACCTTGCACGAAAAAGGGCAAGGTTTGAAGGTATTTGCGGCCATGTGAATATTCCCTATGGAACCACCCTGACTGTTCAGGACGGTTTTATTATGTGGAAAGGTCAACAGGTTTGTGGGATCACCAGCCAAAACGCCTATGATTACTTCACCCAAAACGATGATGGCCGGGGAAAGGAACGGGGCGAATTGGTTTCTTCCATTCTTCTTTTGCTGGAACGGCGGGATAACGGGTATCAGAGCCGGTGGGATAAGGTTTGGGCGGATGCCCGTTGCCAACAGTACAAGCGCCCGGATCACGATGATCATTGGATTTGGAACTTTAAGTTCTATAATGCCCCGGTGGAGGATTTGAAGCACATTTTCAATCTGATCAGAAAGGGGTGAACGGGGAATGACGGTTTACCAATGGTTGTGCTTGCTTGGCATTCCGGCTTTGATTGCGGCGGCTTTCAAATACCTGTATAGCCAAATCAAACACAATTCTGAAGATTCCAAAGCCCTGAAAGCGGGAATTCAGGCACTTTTGAGGGCGCAAATGATCAGTGATTTCAATAAATATTCCGAAAAGGGCTATGCCCCGATTTATGCACGGGATAATTTTGAAAACTGCTGGAAGCAATATCATTCATTGGGGGTGAATGGGGTAATGGATGATCTTCACATGAAGTTCTTGGAACTTCCTACTGATGCCCCGGAAGCATGAGCCGGGTAAAGAAAAAGCCGAAAAAAGAGTTTTCCAAACTGATCTTGATTTGTGCGGGGGCCGTTACTGTGTTGGTAACGGCCTTCACTTTTATCATGGTTTGGAGAACCAACGATCTTTCCCCATTGGCCTATCTGATCCCCGCTGTCTTTACTGAATTAGGGGTTGGAACCGGGTTTTACTATTCCAAAGCCAAGGCAGAAAACCGGATCAAATTGCGGAAGATGTACGGCCCGGAAATCTACAACGATACAAAGGAGATGTGAACCATGCTGGAAGCTATTATGAACAACCTGATCAATATTGGGTGGGCAATGCTGATCTTCTTGGCGGCGTACCTGTCCAATGTGGCCTTTTCCCTGTACTACAATATCAAAATTTTGCTTCAGCCTTTTGACCGGGAAAAAGCAATCAATTCCGCCCTGAAGGTTGCGGCCTTCGTGGTGGGGCTGACTTTGCTTTGTGTGAGCATTACCACCCTTCCCCTGTACGCCAATCAGGTTGGTTGGGCAATCCCGGAAGAATATGCTGATATGTTTGCTGATCTGGTCATTATTGGGGCGGTTCTGATTGTGTCCTGTAAGTACATTGTGGAAGCATTCACTAAATTCAAAGCTATTTTGGAGGTGACACCTAAAAATGAAATTGGTGCAAAGTATCCTGACGAAAAATGATTGCTATAAGAGCGGCAGGAAGATCACGGTGAAAGGGCTGATGCTCCATTCCGTGGGATGTTCCCAACCCAACGCTTCTGTGTTCGTGAAGAACTGGAACCGTTCTGGCCTTGAAGCCTGTGTGCATGGGTTCATTGACGGGAACACCGGCACTGTATATCAGACCCTTCCTTGGAACCACCGGGGCTGGCACGCTGGCGGAGCCGCCAACAACACCCACATTGGGGTTGAAATGTGTGAACCGGCCTGTATCAAGTACACGGGTGGGGCAACCTTCACTTGTTCTGATACTGCTACCGCAAAAGCCGTGGCAAAGAGAACCTATGAAGCGGCGGTTGAACTGTTCGCTTCCCTGTGCAAGCAGTACAGCCTTGACCCCATGAAGGACGGGGTGATCATTTCCCACAAGGAAGGTTGCGCCCGTGGAGTTGCTTCCAATCATGGTGATCCTGAACACCTGTGGAACCAGCTTGGAACCGGCTACACCATGAACGGCTTCAGGAAGGCCGTACAAGCCGCCATGAAGGGCGGGGGTGTAATTACTACCCCCAACACTGGAAACGCCGCCACGGGCGGCACAGGGGCCACAGTGAAGCCCTATCTGGTGCGGGTGACAATTTCTGATTTGTATATCAGGAAAGGCCCCGGCACCAACTACGGGAAGAATGGCTTCATCAAGCCCGGTGTTTATACCATCGTGGCAGAAAGCACCGGGGCCGGTGCTACCAAGTGGGGCAAGCTGAAAAGCGGCGCTGGCTGGATCAGTCTTGACTACGCAAAAGCGGTGTGATACCGTGTTAATAGTTTGTTACTAATACCCCCGATTTGACCCACTTTCAATGGGCTGAAATGTTCAGTATTTGGGCGCTTCGGAGCGTTGCAGAGCATACTAATTCATGGTACAATAAAGGGCAAAAAGGGAGGTGCCGCCCATGATCAACCAGGCCTTTGCTGAGCAGTTTATCCGACGCATCCGCTCCCAGACCGACTACAACATCAACATCATGAATGAGCACGGTATCATCATTGCGTCGTGCAGTGAAGAGCGTGTGGGCACCTTCCACGCTACCGCCTTCCGCATGATCACCAACAACATCAGCATCAACGTCACCGAGGATCTGACCGAGGATCTCCCCGGCGTGACTTCGCCTGGGGTGAACCTGCTGCTGCGGGAGAACCTGATCCCGGTGGGCGTCATCGGCGTCTCTGGCGATCCATCCACCGTAATGTCCCTGGCCAAGCTCATCAAGCTGTCGTTTGAATCGCTGTACGACTACGAACTCCAGCGTGAATTCCTCCCCACTGCCTCCACCGGCGCCATGAGCCATCTGGCCCGCCTTCTCTTTGTGGACCGCCCGGTCAACATCATGCGCATCCGCTCCCAGGCCGCTGAACTGGGTATCACTGAGCACGTCAACCGCTATCCCCTTCTTATTGAGTATGTGGGGTGCGAGAGCTCCGAACTGGTGCTTTCCCGCTTTGCCGAGGACTACCCGAATTCCCCCAGCCATTCTCCCAACGACCTGCTGTTCTGTATCGGCGGCAACCTGCTCCTGCTCTTCAAGCAGATTGACGAAACTACGGTGGCCACCTACCGCAACCAGATCCGCCTGTGTATCGAAGAAATCGATGCATGGTTTGAATCTCAGGTGCCCGGACAGAAAAGCCGCTATATCTGCGGCACGGTCCAGAACCGCTTTTCCTATTACGGCCGCATCTATGAGGATATCATGTGGCTGTACCGCTACCGCCAGAAGAAAGAGCTTAAGGTGTACTTTCTAGCCGACTACCTGACCGAATACATGATGAGCCAGATCTCCACCGAGACCATGGCCCCTCTGTTGGACATCTATGTACGCCTGATCCGGGAGCATATGGATGAGTCCATCTTTCGTGAGACCATCGGCGCGCTGATCGAAACCAGTATGAACCTGAGCGAGGCGGCGGAGCTGCTCTATCTCCACAAGAACACTGTGGCAGCCCGGGTCAAGAAAATCAAAGAGCTGCTGGGCATCAGCCCCCTGACCAGCATTCGGGACGCAATTTTCATGACTGCCATCTACAATTACCTCAATATGGTTTAGCACATTGTTTCCAGTCGATGCCCGGCAGGGATATCCTCTCCAGGCACTCTGGCAGCGGGCAGCATAAAACCC